TAGAATATGAAAAAGAGAAAGAAGAAGAATTTACTATTACCATAAATGTTAAGATAAATAAAAAAAATTGTAAAACAAGTAATTGGGAGAAACTTTTAGATGTAACCAAGCAAGTATTAGATATGGAAACTGATTAAGGGGAACAGATTGTATCAATTAAATAAATCCAATATTAATTTTTCAGGAATTCTATATCTTTCTAATCTATTAGTGCCTGAACCAATAGACATACTAACATCTTCTTTATGTTTTATTCCTTTATTATTATGAACATCAATTGCAACATTCATACGATGTTTTCTTAAATCACGCAATATACCTGATCTTCCACAATTATTTTTATGTAAAGTTCTTTCTTCTGCTTTTATTGGTTCATTACTATCATGTCTTTTTGCACCATTAGTAGGTATAGTAATCATGTTTCCACAAGTGCCTTTTCCATCGCATTTTTTTGCATCAAAATCTTTTTTATTAGTCCATACACGAGTTCTTTTTCTATAACCCCAATCACTATACATACAATAATCAACATCATAAAAAGGTAAATCTTTTACAACTTCTCTATTCTTTAATGTGCCTGTTTGTGGGTTTTCCATAAACCATAATTTTGGTTTGAAGTAATCAATTATTTCTAATGTTCTCTCAACAAGTTTATCACTATTTTCTAAATCTTTATTGTGTTTTTCAATAGTATAAATTCCATCTTTTTTTTTCTTACCTATCCATGAACGCTGTAATCCACTATAATAAGTGCATGGGGGACTTGCCCAGACAATATCAAATTCATCAGGTTTATATTGTTTATAATCAAAATCTAATATATCTACTTTATGTGTAGCTTCAAATTCAATATCTACAGATACACATTCATATCCTAATAATTTACATACTTTTCCAACAGAACCACCACCTGAAAATAATTCTAATACTTTCATTTAATATATAACTATATATTTTAAATGAAAATTTACTTTATTTAAAGGGGAACAGATTGTATCAAATAAATATTAAATCTTTTGGTAAATTCATTTTATAACAAAAGTAAAATGAAGCAAAAGGAGGACTATAGTTTTTTTTATCACTATTAAGATGTTTAAAATTAATTCTTTTTTCAGGAATTATTACTTGTATATTTTCTTTGAAATATTCTTGAAAATATTTATAACTTAACATCATAGAAGGACATATAAGTATAAAAGGTTTATCTAATGCTTTTAATTTACAAAGTATTTCTTTTTTTTGAGAGAATGGTGGATTATCTATTACAATATCATATTCAGGAGTATAACTAAAAAAATCTTTATCTTCGTGTATAATATCAAAACCCATTTCAGCAAAGTGTTCTTTCTGTTTTCCATCGCAATAAAAGGGAGACCATATAATTTTATCTTTTGGTATATATTGCTTTATTCTCTCCCATTCTAATTTATTTGTAGTATAATTATCACTATCTTTTAGATGTATAAAAGACATTTAATATATAATAATATTTTATTTGAGCATGTTTATCGCTAAACGAACTTGTTTCTTTATTTTTTCAGTCATTTTAATATTTCTACCTTCAAACTTGAATGTAGTTCCAACTTCTTTTTTCAATAAAGGTGTTAATTTAGATTTACTAAATTTATAATCTTTATCAACTTTGAGAGAAGCCCTCAATCCTCCTTCTTTTATTTTTAAATTATCATATAATTGTTCTTCATCTTTCTCTCCCTGTTTTGGTTTTGGTTTGACTTTAGTAGCTTTTGGTTTTTTTTCAAAAACTTCCTTCTTTTTTTCAGCAGGTGCTTTAATCATTTTATAATATTATTAAAGATTAAATTTTTTTTTGTAATCTTTTATATTTTCGTTTATAGAAGTACTATCGCCCCAAAGGATATAATAGGATAGAAAACCAGCACGAGTAGGATCACTTGTAGATAAGTCCTTCTTGTGTCGCTGTCTATATCTTTTACGCTGTTCTTTATCTTTTGTAATCGTGTAATCGTCCATTCCAGCAGCCCCGAAATAAGTTTTCTTTTTCTTACCATCTTCCTTTTCAAAAATAGCAACATATTTTTTTTCAGGTTTATCACTTTTTGAAATTTTTAATAATTTCATTTTATAGTATAAATAAATATTTTAAAAAAAATAAAATATTTAGATATAATAAAATGTTTCTTTGTGCTACATCAGCCCAAAAAGATAGTAATGAACCTATAGATCTAACAGCCGCACTTTTTCAAAATCAGTTAGATGAACCCATTAAAGTTAAGAAATTTGAAATTGAACTTGTAAGTTCAGTAATTCGTAAAGATAATAAAATTACTATATCAGCACCAAATAATCTTTTATTATTTCGTTTAGGTCCAATTGAAGCCGGAGAAATGTATTCTGCACAAGTTCCACCAGGTATTTATACTTTTAGTAGTTTAGCAATAGCAATTCAAGATAGTTTAAATGATGCCGTGCCTTGTAATGCATGGAGAGGGTGGGAGTGTGAATTTGATAGTTCAAGTGGTAAATTTAATATAGAATTTAAAACAGTTCTAACACCTGATTTAGGTTCTACTGAATTACTTGAAGAAGACCTATTACTAACACGAGGAGGATTAATAGAAAATTATAATTATGATAGTGGTGATGAAATACTTTCAATAACACCAGCATATGATGATGATGTTGCAAATGGATCAGTAGATGTAGTAGAAAATGCTTTGGTTTTTGGATTAGATGCTGAAGCAGCTGGTGCTTCATATTTTGGAATGGATATAGGAAATGAAAATGTAGATAAATTTTTTAATACGGTTACTAAAGACATAGGTATTTTTGAAGGCGGTGGTGAAGTTCAATATATAATAAAACCAACAGAAGTTTTTGAGAGAAGTTCAATATATTCACCAGCAACAGGTGAAGAAGTTTATTTAACTTTAGAAGCAGATGTTGAAGGAACAGAATATGATCCAACCACTTTTGGACAAAGTTTTATAAAAGATGAATTATTATTTCATTATACAGATGATGTTGGAAGAGTATCTAACCATAGTCAAAAAAATGGTATTTTTATTACTCCTGCTACAAATATAAATAATGAAAAACGAGGAAGACCTTATACTCGTGGTGAATTTACTTTAAATTTTCCACCAAGAAATGATACAGACCTATTTGATGATCGCAGAAAAGAATTTTACAAAAATACCTTTAATGCTAATATGATTTTTAATGTAACTGATACTCAACCATTACCTAATCGTGCATTTACAATTCAATTACATGCTACTCCAGCAGAAACATCTACATCAACTTTAAAATTTTTAGGTCAAGAAAGAGAAAAATTAAAATTTAGATTAAGCACCAGTCCTTTAGTTTTTGGTCTTCAAGTAAAAGATGATGAAGCAATTAATTTAGGAAATATTCTACAACCACCTAATGAAAAAGTAATTAATGGAACTAAAATAAGATATATAAAAGGAACAATAGGTAGATTTAACAACCGAACATTTGGTGTAACTGCTTTAGCAGGAATGACGCAAGGTCTTTTACAAAAAGTTGGAGAACCTGATATTTATAAAATGCCTGTATATAGAATTCAAGATGTAAATGATGATGGAGAAGTGCAAGAAATAGTTTTAATGGACGGCGGAGAACATATTAATTTAACATCATCAGCAGGTCCATTAGTTCTAAATGACCCAGCCACTTTTGTAATTGAAAATCTTGGTTCAACAACTGAAGAAGATATAGTAACTGAATTATGTGCTTTTGTAGATGTTGATGATGCGGATTTATTAGGAAATCAAAGACCATTTGATGAAGCAGAACTTATACATCAATATCTTCCTACAGAAGTTGGTTTAGTAAATGACCAAATCTTTCAAGCCAATCAAAAAGGAATAGATGATCTTATAGGTTCTGTTCCTCCTTATCCTTGTAATTATTCTAAAGACATATCTGTAAAAGTAAGACCTTTAAGTAATAATAATACAACTGAAAAATTTGTAGAATTTGAAATAAGACAATTTCAGCCTACAACAAGTGCTTTTGCAGATGAAGGGGAAATAACAGATTTCTTTTCTAACTTTGGTGGTAATAGAAATTATGATGTAGTGCTTTTAAAAGCAAGACCAGGAACTTGGAATAGTTTAAATTATACAACAGGTTCAGCACCTACTAACTGGACAAGTGATTTTGAAGTAAATGACGAAAGCAGAATAAAAATTACATTTAAACAAAAAGGAATATATCAACAAGAAATATTATGTTCTTTTTCAAAAGATAGTGGAGCAACTTTCCAAGAAGAACAGCTTTTAATGAAAACAGGTGATAAAGTTCAAGGACAAATTCCAAGTGGTCCAGCATTCAAAAAATTTGAATTTACACAAAAATCAAGAACATTTCCTTTACATTTAAGTATATCACAATATCCAAAAATATTAGAAGGTTCTGTTATTCCTGATAATGAAGATACTGAAATTACTGGTAGATTAACAGAATATAATTCAAATAATAATTATTTTCAAGGCGATAGAATTGTTAAAGGTATAAATGGAAATTATAATAAGAATTTACAATTTTTATCATTAGGAGCAACTCAACCTGAATTAATGGCTCCTTTCCCCAGTAGTGTTGATGAAAATCATAGACCGCAAATAGTATTAAAAACTAAAACAACAGGTTTTGAAATAGTAGGTAATGGAGAAGCTTATCCATTAGATGCAGGACAAATAAGAGAAAATGAAGTAAGACCAAATCGTGGAAGTTTAGGTGCAGATATAGGATTACATAGTGTTTATACAGCCGAAGCAGGTTTTACAAGTCCTGCTACATTTAATGGTGCTTCTGCTCCAATAGTAATTCCTGAATTACCAAGTATAGCAGTAGAAGTAAATAATATCCCAATTGATGGATATATTGCAAAAGATTATAATGTTCGTGATCAGCAAGTAGGGGTAGGTTCAAGATTACCAATTGTAGGAATAATACCAAGTTTAGAAGATGCAGATGTTTCAAACAAAGCTGAATTACATTTTAGATATAATGCACCATATTCTCAACCTGTAATATGTGATTTACCCACAGAACAATTTTTATATAATTTATCATTCCGTTTGCGTGAAATAAATACAGGTAAAATAGTTGAAGGATTAAAGCACCCAACCGAATTAATATTTAGGGTAAAAAATTTAGATGAAAAAAAAATAGAAAATAATAATATGTAATAATAATGATAAGCTGTCCTGTAGAATGTATAGATCCTGATAAAATTTGTGGTCCTCAACCTGATTTTTTAGATAAACATGGGACTTTTATTTTAACATTTGTAGGAGCAATTTCAGCATGTAGTGGAATAGTGCTTACATATTTTTTAAAATCAAGATGTAAGCGAGTAAAATGTGGTTGTATTGAATTAGATAGAAATGTTGTAAATTTAGAAGCATCTCAAATTGAAATTCAAAATCCAAATTAATTAATAAAAAAATATATTAATAAAAAAATATTTTATTATTAATATATAAAAATGGATCTCACCGATGTGCCTACCACAGCCCCAATAATTAGTGAAACAATTGTAATAAAGCCAGAAAATCAAAAAGACATTACTCGGGAAAATCAAAATCGTAATGTTAGATTTTTAATTCCAAACTATGTTGGATATTTTCTTCCAAGTCAATCCAATTTTTCATTTTCAATAAAAATGGAAGGGCGTGGAAATCCAATTCCATCTCGTGATGCTGGACTTCATTCTCTTTTTAATGTTGTTAGAACTTATGATGTAACTAATTCACACCTTTTAGAAGAAGTTATACAATACAATACTTTAGTTGCACAGAAATTTCAATATACAAAAACTACATCTGTAGATAATTATAGAGCAGAATTTGAGGGGGTTCAGCCCAATAATTCTGTAGATCAAAATTTATATTGGAAACCAACAGCTGATAGTTATGCAGCTGGAACAGTTGTTGCCCCAGATACAGCCAAATCAGTTCAATTTAGCGGAACTATTAAAACTGATTTTTATGATAGTGATAAATTTATTCCTTGTGCTGTTTTTAATGGTCTTCGCACCGAAATACAGATGGAAGATTATCGCCGTGCTTTAGAATTCACAACTGGTTCTATGGGTATTGGAATAAATAACATGGTATTACCAAAAGATATGAATATATTTGATAGTTCGCCAGATATTGGTGCAGCTGGTGGCGACCCAGCACTTCCAGCATTTGACTACACAACACCAGGTAATGGGTATAAAGTAGGATTTATTTACACCGCTTCAGTAGGAGGACAGATAGTAGGTTTTATTAATGTAACTGCAATTACAGGTGGTGGTGCAAATGGTCCAATTTCAGGTGCTGAATGGTTTTGTTTAAGTGAAGGTCAAACTCAACCTGAAGCAGGTCAGGCACTAACAATTGGAACACCAACTGCTGGAACTCCAGCTGCTGCAACCCTAACAGTATCTGCTAATGCTAATCTACTTGGTGGTTTAAGAATTTCAAATGCTAATGACCAGTATCACATAGATCTTGGTTCTACAAGTCCAGCACTACAAATAACCGCTCATACATCAGGTGATTTAGGCATTTTTGGAACAGGCTCTGCTCGTGATCCAATCAAAGCAGTAAATCAACAGGCACCAGGTAAAATGGGATATGATGATACATCATGCTTCCCAAATGTATTAATGCCTTTTTCAGTAGGTGATAGATTATATATTGCTGATACATCTAAAAAAGCAGCTTCCAAAAAATCTTTAGGTATTATTACAGGTATTGCTAAAACACCAGGTGCTGGTGATGCAAATAAAGGTGCAAGAATATTTTTCCTTCCTGAAAAAGCGTTGGTTGGTGGTGTTGGAAATGAAGTTGAAGCTTCTACATTAACAGGTGGAGCATCTGCATTAGATCCAGGAATTACACAATCATATGCTTTTAGAAATAATTTAGACGGCTTTGGATTTTTTGTAGAAGAAAATGAGAGAATTAATGTATTATTTCCAACTATAGCAAATCGCACAAATGCTCCAACACGGGATACACTTATAGAAGCAGGTAGAAATGTAGTCAATTTTACTATTTCCAATTTACAATATAATATTAAACGGGTTGATATGGACGAAAGCGTTGTTTCTGCTGATCTAAAAGCTGCTAATTCATCAAGTGGTTATAGATTAGATTTAGCAACTACCCAAACACGACTTGTAAATTTACAGGCTATTCAAGGTCCAACCAGTCAGTTAATTAGTATTCCAAATATTACAAAAGCACTTGCGGTTCTTTCAGTTCCACTTAACCAAAACGAACAGCTTTCAGTAGCAGCTCAATCGCTACGAGGACAACCTGATAATTTAACTAATTACCAGTATGATATTGGGCGTGATGGATTACAGCCCCAGCGTAAAGTTTTAGTAGAAAAAGCATCACTTGCTGATCCTTTAATTCAAACACAGCATATTAATGAATTAATCAAAGCAGTAGAAGGTTTTGATATGGAATTATCTTCTCTTAACGGAGTATTAATGAATTTTGCAGTAGGCAGACAATTCGCAAGAAATGATATGTTTTATAATTTAATGGAAGCTGGAGATCTAACTTTGAAAGCAGAATATGATACAGTTCAAACCTTCCCCAAACTTGTAGTGCATTTCATACATCATATTAGAAGTATTTTAGTAACATCAGGAGGAATTCAAGTTGCTAATTAAATAAATTGTAAAAAATTATAATAAAAAATATATTAATAAAAAAATATTTTATTATTAATATATAAAAAGATGAGTGTCCAAATCAACGCACAGCGTCGTAGAGTATCCTTACACCCTAATAACCAGCCATCGGGAAACAAATTCTCCGCTACTAATTTTCCACAAATCAATTTCGTTATTGCAAGACAACCAGCTTTTCTTCTTCCACAAACTTTAAGATTAAATGGAACATTTGTTTTGAAAAATGATACAGGTGATTTACCAATAAATGACCCTGAAAGTGTAGCAAATGATGATAATGGTTCAACTGTTAATAATAGAATTGGTATTTCTTCTGTTATTGAAGAAGCCACAATTCAAACTTTAAATGGTCGCAATTTAGAAACAGTAAGAAACTACAATCGTTATTTAGCCAGTTCAAAACCCTTCATGAATAATTCTTTTGATTATAACAACGGCTTAAATTTAGAAGATCCTATGTTAGGTTCTAAATCTATTACTACATGTCGTGGTGCTAATTTAGAAACAAATTTCTCTATTCCTATTCAGGTAGGTATGTTTGGGGATATGCCTTTAAATATTAGTGAAAAAGGTTTTCATGGATTGCAGTTAAATCTTCTTTTAGCACAAAATGCTGCTGTTACACAACCATTTTTTGTATATGATGCTCATGGTGTAAAAACCCCTGTTTCTGCAAATACAACCCATAATTATGAATTAAAAAATGTTTTCTTAACTTTTGATTTAGTAAAACCTTCACAAGAATTATTTAATAAAATGCCTTCCACAGGTCTTTTAGGATTTAATACAGTTCAGTCGCTTCATTCAACAATATTATCAAGTGATAATACTACTAATTTAAGATTTGGTTGCAAAAATGCAATATCAGTTACTCATACTTTTATTCCTTCTTCACAAGCCACAAATCGTGTAAATGA